AACAAGCAAATTTAGAGTACATAATGCACAGCAATTTGCCGAAGCATTTTCTGAAACATCAAATACCATCATGTATTTGTTCATTGGCAAAAACACAACATTTCCAAATGACAATAGTCCTCCAACTCCAGTAAATTCAACAGCTAACATTGAATACACGCCATGGCGTGATATGTATGCCGCAAAACGAATTACTACAGCAGACGTAACACACGCAATTGAACGTTATGACTGGACTTCAGGTACAGTTTATGACCAATATGACGATCAAGATACGAATTTGTTAGAGGATGACTTCTACGTTATGACTGAAGACTATAACGTTTATAAATGTTTGTTTAATGCCAGTGCAACTGCTTCAACAACAAAACCAACAGGCGTAAGCACATCACCATTTACAACCGCAGATGGATACATTTGGAAATACATGTATACTGTTACAACTGCTAAAGCATTGAAATTCTTAACTAATGATTATATTCCAGTTCAGACATTAATTACTGACGATTCTACAGATCAATGGGATGTTCAAACAGCCGCAGTTGATGGTGGTATTCACGTTATTAAAGTAACATCAGGTGGTTCTGGATATGCTACTGCACCAGCAGTTACAATTACTGGCGATGGTACTGGCGCTACAGCTAACTCTACAATTACCGCTAACGTTGTTACAGCAGTTACAATTACTGCGGCTGGTACAGGATACACAAGAGCATCTGTTTCATTTGCATCAGGTGCGGCCGCCGCAACAGCAATCATTTCACCAAAAGGTGGGCATGGCTCTGACGCAGTTGAAGAACTCGGTGGTAAATTCATCATGTTAAACGTTCGTTTAGATGGTAATGAATCTAACACATTCTCTACAGCTAATGAATTCCGTCAAGTCGGTATCGTTCGTGATCCGTACTTGTATGGCACAACTACAAGAGCAGTTGCATCTTCTTTCAGACAATCATTTAAATATCAATTGTCTTCAATATCTGGCACATTTACAGTAGACGAAACTATCACTAGCGGTTCTAACACAGCATCTCTTATTGAATTTACAACACCAAGTATATTCACAACATTACCATTAAATCTACCATTTGCTAACACAGCAACTGTGACAGGTGGTACATCTGGTGCGACAGGAACAATTGCGGCTATTACAACTCCAGGTTTACAGCCATACACTGGCGATCTACTGTATGTCGAGAATCGTGTGCCAATCTCAAGAGCGGATGACCAAATTGAAGACGTTAAATTAGTTATTCAGTTCTAAGTTAAAAAAATAGGTTTAAAAATTAAATGGCAAATACAAATCCTGGCGGTATAGACTTAGATACCAGTCCATACTTTGATGATTATGATGAAGATAAAAAGTTTGTAAGGATTCTTTATCGTCCTGGACGTGCTGTTCAAGCTAGAGAACTCTCACAAGCACAAACTCTTCAACAAGTGCAGACTAAACGTTTTGCCGAATATTTTTTCAAGCAAGGCGCATTGGTTGACGGGTGTGAACAAAATCTAGACTTGAATTTAAATTTTGTGAAACTTCAAACAAACTACAATGGTAGTGAAGTTGCGGTTGCAAATTTATTAAGTAAAATTGTCTATGGTGCAAACAGTGGTATCAAAGCATACTGTGGATTAGTTACAGACATTGACGGTGCCGATCCTAAAACATTGTTCATCAGTTATGCAACAAATGGAACACAAGTTCTTACAGTAAATACTGCGCCGACTACACTTGTATCAGGAAATACAATCACCTTTTCAACAGGTAATACTGCAACAATTGAAGCATTTTATACAGACCCAATCTCTGGTTTAAATAAAATCTTTGTTTCAAACACAACTGGAACATTAACTGCGACAACTGCAAACACAGTATTAAGCACTGGTTCAACTCAAATAATTAATGTAACAAATGTTTCAGATCAAAGTGCAAATACTTCATTTGCCAACTCAGAAACTATATTTACATCAAACACAACATCTCGGGTATATGCACTGGCTGCGGTAACGAATGCGGTAAGAAATGTTGTTGATGAGGGACTTGCTACAGAACAAGTGTACAACTACGGATCTAAAATTACCGTCTCTGAAGGTGTTATATATGTTGCAGATCATTTTGTTAAACATTCTACACAAACAATTATTCTTGACAAGTACACAAACGAACCTTCTTATAAAATTGGATTAGTTCCAAATAAATCTTTTGTTGATTACATTGAAGATCAAAGTCTTGTTGACAATGCACAGGGCACACCAAACTTTCAAGCGCCTGGTGCAGATAGATTAAAAATTGACACAACTCTAACAAAAGTTGCATTAACTGAAACTACAGACGAAAATGAATTCATTACAATTGCAGAAATTGAAGATGGTATTGCAAGAAAAAGAAAATCAATTACTGTAGAAAATAAATTAGAAGAAGTTCTTGCAAAACGCACACAAGAAGAATCTGGCAATTATACTTTGTCTGATCCAATTGTTGTTGTTCGTGAGCATTTAATAAATGGCGACAATGATGGCAGATATACTTCTGCTGAAGGTGGCAATACAGATTTACTTTTAGTTGAAGTTGATCCATTCACATCTTATGTGTCTGGTTATAGAAATCAACTTATCACAAAAACTCCAATTGAAATTGAAAAAGGTCTTAGCACTCAATACGTAGAACAAACTAAGACACAAATCAATTACGGGCAATTTATTGAAGTTAAAGAAGTTGTTGGTGCATGGGACATTATGGAATCAACTACTGTTGATCTATACGATACAGCACAACAAGTTATTACAAACTTAGCGCATTCAACTGCAACCGCAGACGGAAGTGCAATTGGTACTGCAAGAGTTCGTTCTATTGAATATGTGAGTGGTGCTAAAGGCACTGCTGATGCAAGATACTATTTGTACTTGTATGATATTGTGATGAGTGCAGGAAAGAATTTTAAAGACGTTCGTTCTGTTTTTGATTCTGCAACACCAAAACGTTTTGCCGATGTTGTAACAACAGCCGCTGGTGCTGTTTTACAAGAAACATCGTTTGGTACAATGATTTTTCCATTGCCATATGATGCAATTAAAACTGTACGTGACAATTCAGAAAACGTTGAAACTGCTTTTAGATTTAAAAAGAAATTTACTGTTTCATTCACGGCTGGTGTCGCTACTATTGCAACTGACGTTGTTAGCGAAACGTTTGTCGGCACAGGCGCATTAAATTCTACACAGAAAAATGATTTCTACATGGTTGTCGTCAACAATGCTGGCGCAAACGTAGCAACTTCTGCGTTGACGGGTACTGTTACTGTAGGAGCCGCAAATACTATCGTTACTGGAAGTGGAACTGCTTTTACTACACAATTGAATGTTGGTGATTTAATTACTATTAATTCTTTAACAAGAGCAGTCGCAAATATTGCATCAGCCACATCATTAACTCTTTCAACTGCACACACAACTGGTGCTAGTACAAACACATTTACTAAAAATCTTGCAACAGGAACAGTTCTATCGCTTTCTGGCAATGGTGGTTCAGGAGACACACGAACAGTTAATGTTACGTCTCCAGGAACAGTAGCAATTGATGTTAAAGAGGCCGCTACATTTACCGCTGATGTTATTGTCTCTATGGACAGAGCAAATGCAAAAGAAAAAATTAAAACATTAAATTTCCAAACACAAACAAACATCAATCCAAATACGCACGTTAGTGGACTGTCTGGACCGTTTGGTTTAGGTGTTGGTGATATCTATCAGCTACACGCTGTTTATCAATCATCGTCATTCGCAGTTGCCGCTACTACAGCAAACACAGACGTTACTTCAAATTATGTATTGGACAATGGGCAACGTGACTATGCATACGAACATGGAACAATTACACCAATTACTGGTTATGTTCCAACAGGTAGATTGTTAGCAGTCTTTGACAACTTTGTACACGATACATCTCAGGGTGTTGGATACACATCAGTCAATTCATATCCAGTTGATGATGACGCAACGTCAAATACTACAATCACAACTGCTGACATTCCTATATTCACAAGTCCTACGACTAAGAAAGTTTTTAAACTTCGTGACTCTATTGATTTCAGACCAATTAAAACTGCAAACACTTCTTTGAATCCAATTGATGTTGGAACATATCAAGTGCCAACATTTGGACTTCGTGTTCCTGAATCTGGCTCAGATTTTGATGCAGACTTGATTTATTACAAAGGTAGAATTTCTAAAGTATACATCAATAATGCTGGTGTGTTTGGTATCAATGATGGTGTTCCAGCACAAGCTGGTAATCAGAGAGCAGAATCTCCACCAACTAAGCCAGATACATTAGAAATTGCTGAACTTAATATTCCAGCATATCCTTCTTTGCCGTCAGAATTAAAAATCAGATTGTTGAAAAACAAACGATTCACTATGCGAGATGTTGCAAGAATAAATGAAAGACTTGAAAGATTAGAGTATTTTACTGCATTGAGTTTCTTAGAGAAGCAAGCGACTGATACGACAGAATTGGACAATGATGGATTAGACAGATTCAAAAATGGTATTCTTGTTGATCCATTTACAGGTTGGTCTGTAGCATCTACATCTGAAGATGGTAAAGATTGTGCAATTGACAAAAAGAATAAATTATTGACATGTTTACAGGACAATGCAAACACAGTCGGACTTCGTTATTCTACTACAGGAACAACTGCTTCAACAACAACCATAAATTCTGGCAACAAAATTATGTTGCCGTATACTGAAGTTGAAGCAAAGGGATTAAAACAAGATAAAGCATCTAGACAATTAAGACTTGCTGAAGAATTAAACTTCATTTGGACTGGTGATTTAATTGCTGTGCCATTTACAGATAATTTCTTTGAGACAGAAAATGATCCTACAAAAAATGTCGTTTACAATGATGACCAAGGTGCTGATAACTGGAAAGCATTAGTGAGTGCATGGAATACAGAAGTTGCACCATTAAATCAAAAATGGCTTGGTGGCACGACACAAACTGGTATTGTTGCTGGAACAAATCAAACAACACAAGTTGGTCAATTTAATGTCACTACTGCATTACAACAGACGACTCAAGAAGCATATAATCAATTAGCCGCAGGCAATCAAACAACATCGTCTTCACAAGATGTTAAGTTTGATAGAGTTGTTCAAGTTGAAGCCGCACTTAGAATGCGTCCTCGTGACTTTGTTATTCAAGCTACAGGATTGAAAAATAATTCTAGAGTTTATGCATTCTTTGATGGCGTAAACGTTACTGCGAATTGTTTTCAAATTTCATTGTTCGGTAGTACTACTGTACAATCATTAAACGATTTGATGAACAGCAAGGGTGAATTGACTGGCAATAGTGGAAGCACTTGGGAAGCTATTGCTAATGGTGCTACACAGCCACTCATTGTTAAAAACAATCAAATTATATTATTGTTTGAAGTTCCAGCTGGTAAATTTTATACTGGTCCACGTGAATTTAAAATCACAGATAGCCCCACAAATTCTGAGGGAACAACATTAACTAGTGCAAGAAACACAATTTTCTCACAAGGCATTTTACAAAAGACTGGTTCATTCACAATTAACTCTCGCCCATTTAACGTTACGTTCGTTGGCGCAGATAATATTAGATCATTGGGCAGAAAAGTTATTTCTCAACAGCGAGTTGAAACTGCGAGTGTGCCAATTCCACAACCGCCACCAAGAAATACTGATCCATTGTCGCAAAGTTTCTTTGTTGATCCAGATACATATTCAAAAGGATTCTATTTAACTTCTATTGATCTGTTTTTCAGAACAAAATCACAAGAAGACGCTAGAAATGTTAGAGTTGAAGTTCGTGAAATGGAAAATGGATTTCCATCTTTACAATTTGTTAGTGCTAGTGATAGTGCAGTTGTCAACAATGTAAATATTAATATAAGTGAAAATGCATCAACCGCAACTAAATTCACATTTAAAAATCCTATCTATTTGAGTCCTGGTAATGAATATTGTTTTGCTGTTAAGCCAGACAATAATGATCCAGATTATGCAATTTGGGTTGCTGAATTGGGTGCAATTGACATTACTAATCCAGACAGACAGACTAGAATTGAACAAGCATATAATAGCGGATTGTTATTCACATCTTCTACCGACACAACATGGACAGCAAAACAAAATATTGATATGAAATTCACAATGAGAGTTGCAGAGTTTAGTACTTCAGAAAAAGTTGCATTTTGGGCTAATATTCCACAAACAACTGCATTTACTTATGATGCATTGACTCCAGCTATTAGCGATCAAATTCTTCCTGAGACAAATATCACATATGATATCAAGACTGCTGACAGTACGTTTACAGTTGATACTGATTTCACTACAGTTAAAAACTATGAAAGATTAGTATTGCGTTCTAGAAAACAAATTTCTACTACGGCTTCAGAAACGGCAAGTGGATTTAAATCTTTGCAAGTAAGAGCAACATTGTCTACAGCTAATAAGTTTATTACTCCATACATTGACAATGAAAGTATTAGATTCCACTTTGATAAAAATGTTATCAACAATTTAGATAGCACAGAAGTAAGCGGAACAGTTGCATATAGTTCTGGCAATAATATTGTTGTTGGTACTGGTACAACTTTTACGACACAAGTATTCCCTGGTGAATATGCATACTTTGGTGACGAATACCGCAGAGTTTCTTCAGTAACAAGTAACACAGTTTTGACTGTTATAAACAATTTTACTACATCAAACGCAGTCAATCAAGCAATGTCTATTCGCAATGAAGAAAATCCAACTGGACCATATTCTTCTGAGTCTAGATACATCACTAAAGTTGTGACGTTGAACGATGGATTTGAAGCGGCTGATTTAGTTACCTATTTGAGAATCAATCGTCCGCCAGGAACTTCAATTAAAGTCTATGCTAAATTATTGAATGAGAATGACTCAGACGCATTTGACGATAAATTCTATACTCCTATGGAATTGGTTGGAACAGAAACGTTCACACTCAATCAGAATGAGTACAAAGAAGAAAAGTATGTTGTTCCGTCTGTAGCAAAAACTGGTGGTTCTGAATTGCTTACTGGTACAGTTGCAATTTCTAACGTATCAACAACAGTTACTGGCACATCTACTCGCTTCACAGAAGACTTGAAGATTGGTGACACAATTGCTGTCGGTACTGCTAGAACAGAACGTGTAGTTTCTACCATTGCAAATAACGTATCATTGACAGTTGAATCTGTGTTCTCTACACTTGCTTCTAGCCAAGACGTTTTCCGTGTTCTAAATAACACAGTTGCATATACAACACCTGATGGAAGAACATTCCAAGGATACAAACAGTTTGCAATTAAGATTGTTTTCTTATCTAGCAATCCAAGTTTTGCATCAAAGGTCAAAGATTTGAGAGGCATAGCATTAGCATGATAGCAGAAAAGATTAAAATCGCAGAACCTGTTCGTGGGTTTACCGAAAGAGATATAAACTCTAAAGCCATACTAAATACAGACATGGATTCATTGTTAAAATATAAAATCCAAAAACGAAAAATTTCTGATATAAATAAGAGTAGAAATGAGATTGCTTTAATTCGTGACGAAGTGGACAGTATTAAATCAGACCTCAGCGAAATCAAACAATTGTTGTTAAAAATAACTAAAGAGAGAGAAGAATAATGCCAATATCACAAGTAGCGTTATCGAACACGTTTAATGAATTTAGAAGCACGTTTAATGATGCGGCTAATACAGTAAATTCTTTTACTGCCGGTACGGGTGCAATTTCTGCAAATACAGTTACTGTGGCGACTTTGACCTCTGGACGTGTTCCATTAGTGTCAACTTCTGGATTGATTGTTGATGATTCAAATTTAACATACAATACATCTACTGATGTTTTAACTTTAGGTGGTGCTACAGACGCATCTTCAACTACTACAGGAACTTTGATTGTTACTGGTGGTGTTGGTGTCGCTAAGAAATTATATGTAGGCACAGACTTAAATGTTACAGCAAACACGACACTTTCTGGAACAACAGATTCATCCTCAAGCACTACAGGTGCAGTAATTATTTCCGGCGGTGCTGGTGTTGCTAAAAACGTATACGTTGGTGGTATAGTTGATGTTGCCAATACTACACAATCAACAAGTAATACCACAGGCGCTTTGATCGTTGATGGTGGTGCTGGTATTGCTAAGAACTTATTCGTTGGTGGCATAATTGATGTTACTGATACTACACAATCAACAGGTGTTACTACAGGTGCATTGATCGTTGATGGTGGTGCTGGTATCGCTAAGAACTTGTATGTCGGTGGCGACATGCAAGTTACGGGTAACATAACAAGTCTCGGTTCTAATTCTGCTATCAGTACGACACAAATTAACATTGAAGACAACATGTTGCAGATTGCTAATAACAATGTTGCAAACACAGTTGACGTTGGTTTCTTCGGACAGTATAGTGATGGTGCAGGTAATGTCCATTCAGGATTCTTCAGAGATGCTTCTGATGGCACTTGGAAATTATTTAAAGACTACAACGTTGAACCATCAACTACAATTGACGTTTCTGGCAATGGTTTTGCTTATGCAAACCTTATAGTTGATAGTCTTCAAGCAAACAATAAGATTACAACAACAGGCGGTGTAGATAAATTAACATATGCAACAGGCGCTATTTCTGTTGCGGGTTCATCTACACCATCAAACGGGCAGGTTCTTACTGCTACAGGATCAACAACCGCAACATGGCAAACACCAAGTAGTGGCGGTGGTGTAACAACAGGTAAAGCTATCGCAATGGCGTTAGTCTTTGGTGGTTAATTTTTAAAGGAACTTCTTATGGCTGCGCCCAATATCGTAAACGTTGCAACAATTACAGCAAAAACATCATATCTTACACCAGCAAATACAGCACCAAATGTATTGCTTGCGAATCCCTCATCATCGGGAAAAGTCTTCAAGATCAATACGATCATTGCGGCTAATGTAGATGGTAATACTGCTTTTGATTCAACTGTAGCATTTAATACTGCCGCAAATGGTGCTGGTACATCATTCCCATTAGCATCAACTATTTCTATTCCTGCTGATGCATCTTTGATTGTGTCTGACAAGTCAACAGCGTTTTATCTTGAAGAAAATAATTCTGTTGTCGTTACAACTAGCACAGCATCAAAAATTGCTTATGTAGTTTCATACGAAGAACTTTCATAATAATCTAATATGTCTAAACGATATGTAGGTGGTATTGTTTCAACCGGACTTGACGGCATCAACTCTCCTGTTAAAGAGGTAGAATATCTAGTTGTTGCTGGCGGTGGTGGAGGCGGTAGACAGAATTATATTTCTGGTGTTGGCGGTGGTGGTGGTGCAGGTGGTGTATTAACTGCTACTGGATATCTTGTCAATAGCGGCTCTAGCATTACTGTGACTGTGGGTGCAGGTGGTGCAGGTGGTGCATCTACTTACGCTGGTGATAACGGAAGTAATTCTATATTTGGCTCTATAACATCAGTTGGTGGCGGCGGTGGTGGTGGTTCATCTTACGGATACGGCAATAATGGCGGGTCGGGCGGTGGTGCTACAACATCAAATACTCCTACGGGTTCTGGAATTTTTGGTCAGGGCAATGCTGGTGGAGTATACTCCAATATTTCAAACGTTAACTCTGCTGGTGGAGGCGGAGGTGCTGGCTCAATAGGCGGTACTGGTAGTGGCAGTGCCGACAATAGTATCGATCCTAGTTTTGGTGGAACAGGATTCGTTTCTTCAATTTCTGGCTCACGAGTTTTTTACGGTGGCGGTGGAGGTGGCGGCACAGTTTCATCAAATATTCCCTCAGGTGGTGCGGGTGGTGGTGGAACTGGTGGTATCTATTACTCTCCTGGACCTTATGCGGGCGGCAATGGTCTCTATAACACAGGCGGTGGTGGAGGTGGTGGCACAAACGGTCCATCAGAATCAGGTGCAGGCGGCTCAGGCATTGTTATCATTCGTTACCCATCTTACTTAGCGCCTGCTAAATCAACAACAGGTTCGCCTGAAATGATCGTTACTGGCGGCTGGCGTGTATACACATTTGTTGCATCTGGCACAATTACATTCTAAGGATATATGGCACAAGGTATTTTTAATCTCAAACAAGTTAACCAAGCCATTCGTCAAGGCGCATGGTCAGCATTTAATCCACCTCAATTTGTAGAGTATCTTGTTGTTGCTGGCGGTGGTGGTACTGGTCACTATGTTGGCGGTGGAGGTGCAGGTGGTTTACTAACAGGTATGGTTCCCGTTACTATTGGGACTTCTTATAGCGTTACAGTTGGCGCTGGTGGCGCCGCTTCTTCAACAGCCAATGTTGGAAATCAAGGCGTTAGTTCAGCTTTTGGTGTTATTTCTGCAACAGGTGGCGGTGCTGGCGCAACTCCGGGCGGCAATGGCGGCTCTGGCGGTGGCTCTGGGCAACTTGGAAGTGCAACTCCTAATTTAGGCGGTCAAGGCGTTTCTGGTCAAGGTAATGCTGGTGGTAATTACGCTTATATTGGCGCAGGTACTAGTAACTATGTTGGTGGTGGTGGCGGAGGCGGAGCGGGTACTGCTGGACAAAATGGATTCAAACTTAGAGGCGGCAGAGGCGGTGCTGGTATTGCAAGCGACATTAGTGGAACTTTAACACTCTATGCTGGTGGAGGCGGTGGTTCTGGTTATGCTGATGGTGGCCCAGTTTTGCCAGGTCTTGGTGGTGTAGGTGGAGGAGGAACTGGTGGCTACAATACGGCAACCGCAGGTGCTGTCAATACAGGTGGTGGTGGGGGCGGTGGAGCGGCAGGTTATACTGGAGCCGCAGGCGGTTCGGGTATTGTAATCGTTCGTTATCCAGGGAACATTGTGTTCTACACTGGCGGTACAGTTAACTACAACAACGGATACATTAGTCACATCTTCAACTCAAACGGCACATTGGCTCCAACAACGCCAACGGCTTATAACACTTCATATCAGATTAGCAGGTCATTACGGTTTAATAGTGCTGACTCTGCTTATCTTGACCGCGCCCAAACAACAGGTGATACACAGAAAGCAACTTGGTCAGGGTGGGTAAAGCGCAGTGCTTTAACAATTGGCGCATATTCAACACTATTTAGTGCTGGAACATCAAATACAGATACTCTTACATGGAACAATACAGGGGACACCTTAAGATTTTTCCTTAATGGCGCAAGTAGTGCAGACTTGGTTACTACGCAAGTATTTCGTGACTCGTCTGCTTGGTATCACATTGTTATTGCAATTGACACTACGCAAGCAACTGCGGCAAACAGAATCTTGATGTATATAAATGGGGTGCAGGTAACGGCATTTACAACCGCAACATACCCAACTCAAAATTACACATTTACAAGATTAAACACTAGCGGTTACAGTGCCAATTTGGGTAGCATAGGCACAGGGTCTTTTTTAAGTGCGTATATGACAGAGGTGAACTTCATTGACGGTCAAGCCCTAACCCCATCATCGTTTGGCGCTACAAGCACAACCACAGGTGTGTGGGCACCTATTAAATATACAGGTACATACGGCACTAACGGCTTCTACATCAACTTCTCAGACAATACGAACACAACAGCGGCTACATTGGGTAAAGACTACTCAGGTAACGGCAACAACTTTACACCTAATAACTTCAGCGTGACTGCGGGTGCCGGTAATGACAGCATGGTAGATACTCCAACACCATACGGTTTTGATACTGGTGTGGGTGGTACTGTGCGAGGGAATTACTCGACAATGAACCCCATCAATAAAGGTTCAACAGTAACGCTGTCAAATGGCAACTTAGACCAAGTAACTGCTTCTGGTGGG